TGGATGTGGCGAAGTCCTCGTAGAAGGGGACACGCTTCGGCACAGGGGTGCGTGACTTCAGAACATACATCAGCTTCAGGCGACCGCGTTTGTCGCGCGTATAGAGCGCATCTTTAATTCGTATCGCATTCACCAAGCTCTTAGGCCGCAACCGTTGCGGCACACCCCGCGAGGTCTTCGTGATCTTACTGGAGGGCACAGCAAGACTAGACCCACCACGCGGGGAGCGCACACCACCAAGGGCCTGCATTTGCAGGTTGCCTCGATCCAGCTTGTCGTAGATTTCAACTGCGGCAGAGCGTTTGTCGGCACGAGCGCCGCGTGTCGTCAGCGATGCTGCGATAAACGAACTGTTGCGCTGCTGGATGTGCTGCGGCCACGTCTGCTTGATCAGAAAATTCCGCGTCACATCGGCGGCGCGGTTCAGGGCGACGGCAGTGGCGAAGGGGATTTGATCCGCTGCTGCGCCCAGCGAGGTTGCAAACTTCTGCACTTCGGCAAAGTCAAACTCGACCTTTATCATGCGGCCTCACAAACGAAAGAGGCGGTGGTGAGCGCCAGCCCGACACCGCCTCTCGTGGCATTTCCAATGAAATGTGGAGCAAGCCATCGGGATTGCCGAGGCGGAGCATACACATTTGTCATTGCATGGCAATGCCGTTGCTCCCAACGTGCGCAGGACGCTGCATCGCATAGGTCAACTCGTTACCTTCGAAGATGTTGATCAGCCTGCAACGTCCGTCACTCATGTCGTCGCAGTATTCCGCGATGGCCTCTAAATCGTACTCACAGTCAGGCTCATAGATCAGCGTGGCGACGTGATCGCGGAAATTGTAGACAATCGAGCGTAGGCAGTCTTCGTTCATGACGATCCGCACACACTGTCGAAGTCCTTGCTCGGCGCACAGGGCACAGACCCCGTAGCCAAACCATCGGCAGCACGTTCAAGCGCATCGTCGCTGTAAAGTTGATTGCAGGCTTCAAGCTCAATCTGGTCTTCGTTTTCCATTGTGCTGCTCCGGTTTCATGATCTGTGGTGTCGTTCCCAGATCAATCGGCTGATCATCGTATCGGGTGTGCGATTGGAAAGGGCACACGCACGAGCCCCAGCATACTCAGCAACCATGCCACGATGACGATGGCGCACAGCAAACCCACAACGATACGCCCCCACTTGTCGACGTTCGGGTCGATGCTGCCAAGCGCGAACACGATCACCCAGCGGATGGCGAACGCCACCAAGATGATGACTGCGATGTAAAGCAGGACGTACAACAGGCCCAGCAAAATACTGCCGATGTCCATGTCAGCCTCCGTGTTGCCCGTTGCTGCGCTTAATCAACCTCAACGCTCGTTGTGCGATGCCGTTCGGTTTCAATGGAGGTCGCGGTGCCGCCCGCTGCACTTTCGTAACACCACGCCGCACATCTGTCAGTGCCGCACCGAACAACCGGCTTATCTCCGCTTTGTTCATGATCCTTCAGTCATAAGTATGCGGACCTTTTCTTCGTTCCGTTGCAACCACTCCAGCGTCTTCTGTACGGCCCGCATCCGCTCGACCTGATAGTCTGCAATCGATTGCCGCAGCTTACCGCTATTGACCATGTGCGGATAGACTTCACTGCGCATCTTCAGTTCGCGCTTCACCTCGTCGATCTGCTGGTTGAGCGAGATTGTCATGCCCGCGACCGTAAATACCTGCGCCGCGCGCTGTGCAGCATCCGCTTTTTAGCTGCAAACTCTTTCGGGTCCATCGTCTCCTGCATCTTCAGCCGCGTGTGGTACACGTCGCACCAATGCTCCAACGTCATGTCCTTGCCGCTGTGGATAATCATGTCGAAGCCCATCACCACGGCCTGCACACACTGATAGGCATGTTCCTCGATCACATCCCCGGCAGCGATCCACTCGGCAACCTTGCGCACAACGTACTCGACTTCGTCATCGTGTGATGTCTGCGTACAACACTTTTCTTGCTTCATCGAACAGTCTCACCTTCGTAGCATCTTTTAAGTCTGCCCCCGGCACAGTCGAAGGCGGCGGAATTATTTTACAGAAGACCAGCTTGTCGGCCACCATCACATCGATCAGCAGCTTCATTGCAGCAATGTACGCGCCGTTGCGGCAATCAGCATCACCACAGTTTTCGATCTTGTGCGGGGTCACAGCGGATGCCCCGCCTGCTGCTTGGCCTTTGCGCGGGCGTAGGCGATCTGGCGGCTCTTGATCCAGTTCGCAGTCTCTGGCGACACCCATTTCGATGCGTTGACGTAGCCGAAGGCATTCGGCCAGACGCCAAACTTTTCCCGAAACTTGTGCGACACCCAGCCGCTGCTGTAGCCGTGATCTTTTGCAAAACGGCGCAACTCACCCACGAACATCGCCTTGTCTGCCGGTCCAACAGGCAATGGCTTTGCTTTCGGCTTTAACTCACGCAACTCGCCATCCTCGGGCTTCACCTTATTGACAGCCACCGCCACGAAACCACAGGCTGGACACTTGGCGCATCGCGGGGGCTTCAGATACGCGCACTGCGGACATTCCTTCGGCAACCGTATGGCATCGGTGCGGTTCTCATGTGCGGGCGTCTTGCCAACGTGCAGGCCGCTGTAGCTCTCATCGATGTCGGTCACGAAGCCCAGACGCTGATGGTTATCGCTATGATCGAGGATCAGACAGTGGTCTTTGCCGGGAGCCGTGCGCAGACCGCGTCCGACAATCTGCACGAACAGCATGTCGCTCTTGGTTGGCCGACACAGGCTGATACAGCGCACATCCCAATCGATGCCGACTGTCAATGTGCCGACATTGCACACCACCTTTACCCGGCCACTATGGAAGTCGCGCTTGATTGCCTTGCGCTCAAGGTCATCGGTGTGGGCATCCTGATAGGCACACGGGACACCGGCAGCCTCAAACTTCATTTGCAGATGCTTTGCGTGCAATCGGTCCACCGCATAGCATAGCGTTGGCCGGTCTTCGGCCAGCTTCACCCATGTCTCGACAGCGTCAGCAACCAATTTGCCTTCCGACATTTTCGCGGACAATTCGTTCTGCTGATAATCACCAGCCACCGTGCGCACCGCGCTCAAATCAGGATGCGATGGCGCATACACCTTGTACGGCGACAGCAGACCCGCCTCGATCAGTTCGCGCGTGGTCGATGCCTTGATGTAGTGCCCGAAATAGGAGCCCAGCCCGCGCGTCCACGGCGTTGCCGACAGACCAATGATCGGCGTCTTCTGCCACTTCGGGTCTTGCAGCCATTTCGGATAGAACTTCTCAAACCATTTGTGCACTTCATCGACCAGCGCCACGTCATGCTCTGGCATCGGTCGCTTCATCAGCGTCTGCACACTGGCGATCTGGATCGGCTTGCTCCAATCAGTCATCTCGTGCTGCGCTTGGATCACACCGACATCCGGTATGCCCTGCGCGTAAAACATTTCGACGGTCTGATCGATCAGCGAGATTGCGGGCACCGTGAACAACACCTTTTTCTTTTTCGCCCGCGCATTATTTACCAGTGCTGCGGCCAATATCGTTTTACCAAAGCCGGTCGGAGCCTGCATCACGATCCGCCGCTGACCGGCACCCACCGCACAGCGCAAATTCTCCAGCGCATCAATTTGATCAGTGCGTAATCCGTGCATCGTTTGCTCCCTTCAATTCGTCATTCCAATCATTGCCCGCTGTCTCGGGGATGCGCACGTCAACCTGCCGCTCGATACCCTTGGCCCGCGCCTCGCACACCAGACGATTGGCCAGCGCATAGGCCGCCGCCTGCCCGGTGTAGCTCGTATCGTTATCGCCAAAGATCACCAGCCGCTTCACGCCCACGGGCGGATCAAAAAACTTCATCATCAATGCGGATGTGGTCGACCATACCGGCATGTCGAACATCTTCGCCGCGCTCAACGCCGTCTCGATGCCCTCTGCAACACCCATCACTTCCGCCGCTTCGCTCAGTCGTATCGCGCCGCCTTTCGGCAACACGCCGCGCATGAATTTACGGCTCGGCTCGACCGGCGCTTTGCCGCCGTCTTCAGTCAGGAAGGTCTGGTGTATCTGCGCCGCGTTGCCATGTGCGTCACAGAACTTCGCAATCATCACCGGGAAAACCTGCTCATGTGGATGAAACGTGGCAATCGTCTCACGCAGCGATCCCTTGATGCCGTGTATCGATAAGCCGCGCTTGACAAGATATTTTCCCGCAGGGCTCTCCGGTGCGATCACGCGCGATGCAATCCAGATGCGCTTCAGTTCAGCCATGCTGGTCACACGCTTGTCCGGCAACATCGGTTTCGCCTTCGGAAGATTGCCGATGATGGCATCGACCTCTTTCGCGGCCTTTGCGAAATCCCAACCGTGCAGCTTCATCAGCAACTGCATTCCGCTGCCGGGTCCGCACTGGTTGCAGTAGTAGCCGCCGTTGCCGGTCGGATCGGTGTAGCGAAAGCGATCAGTGCCGCCGCACAGCGGACAGGGCTGATGCACACCGCTCAAAATCTTCGGCGCGACACCCAGCGCCGGAAGGATTTCGCGCCAGCGGCCCTTAGCCTGCTCGATTGTGTTCATTTCCATGTCAGCCCTCCTGTCTCGCTCGTGCCATCAGCTTTCGCACTCGCCACACTTTGCGCGCGGTCGCCATGTCGTGTTTGAGCCTGCACACTCGGCACACCGTCCACGGCGACTTGCGGCCCTTTTTCCCGCATTTTCGACAGCGCAGTTCTTTACGAAGTTCGACAAGTGCCTGCGCCGCCGTCATTTTTCCCTTCCATTTACTCAGTCTGTACCTTGCTGCTCTGCCGAAGCACCTGCTGCTTCTTTCTTTCTTAACAGCCTCTCACAGCGCGACAGCCGACAGGACAGCCGCTCACACCCGCTGGTGGCAGACGCTGCCAGCGTGAAAACCACAACAAAACCGCACGTCTGCGGTGCTGACCGGAACTCTTTGGTGCTGGGGGGCTTGATTTCGCGCTGGGGATAAGTATTGGTTCCCAAGCACAAGGATCATGCCTTGCTCAGTACAAGGTTTCGATCTGAAGGGCGGGACACGGGTGGTGTGCCGCCCTTCGCATTTCCACCGTATGCCTGTCGATTATTTTGGCAAGCGCAATGTCACGTCGCTGACATCAAATCTTTTTCGTCAGCGTCATTGACGCAAGATGTGGTGTGTGGCGAACAGCGGCGTCATACGAATAGCGATGTCGGGCCGCAGACAGCACACCTGATAGCTCCACAGCGCACACGCATCGGCTTCATTGTCGTTTGTCACCATCCAACCGAGTTCGTGGCACCGCTCGATGGTCGCCGCCTTCGCCAGTTTGCTTTTCATGTTTTCGCCAATGAAGTGCGGGCGTATCTGCTGCACCGACGCCTCGCGCAATTCGACCCGCTCGTGGCACCATTCCTCAAGATGTTCCGTCAGACCGATCAGCAATTTGATCGTATCAATGTTCGTGCGGCCCTGCATGACCATCGGTGACGCAGCACTCTCGAACACAATCAAATCAGGCTGACCAATGCGAAGAAAAAGCCATTCACGAAACGCGCTGTAGACTTTCGCGCGGGCCGCTCCCGGCTTTGCAAAACGCACAGTGCCAAACTTCGGCTTCGTGCCCGGTCGGCCAAATGCCCAGCCGGTTGTCGTTGCGAGGTCGAGCGCCAGCACTTTGCCGGTGAACTTGGTCACGGCGGAAGCCGCAGTTGGAAGTTGCGAATAAGAATTTCCGCAGGAATTACGGTGATGTTTACCACACGACCGAAAGTGCGGTTTCGTGTCTCCATTTGGAAAGGCGGAAAGTCTGGTTCACGCGGCCAGAACCATGCCTGTAGTGCTGGCATGTCGATCCACCAGCAATCCAGCCCGGTTTCTATCGCAAAGCAGTAAAGTAACCGCTCTGCCTCGCTATAGGCCATGTACCCCGGCCTTTCGCGCCCCGGTATGGTGCAGCCTATAGTCTCACAAGCGAA